GCCTATCCAATGGTGTACCATCCGGACTTTGTCCCGATGATGCCCAGAAAGTGTAGCCACAATATTGAAGCCTGCGTGAGGGAACGAGTGCTTTGTGATATGCCATATGATGACAAAGAGTGGGATAAAGTCGAACTACCCCCGTTCCTGAAGGAAGCCGCCGTCGAAATTTCCACGGATCTTAAACCCCTAACCTGGGAAGAATGGTTAGAGAGATTCCCTGGGAAGAAAGCTAAACGGCTCCAACAAGAATTTGACGACAATCATCCAAACATCTTTGAAGACGAGACTTGGAACGAGTCCACTCTGTTCCAAAAGCGCGAGTTCATGAAATCTTCAAGCAAAGCCCCCCGACCTATCCATGCATCCCATGTTGAACTCAATTTCGGGATAGGTAGGTGGCTCATCCCCTGCATGGAAAGGTTGGATGAGATATTGGACAGGGAATTCAATTTTCCTCTCCACGGCGACGCTGAGGACATTGGAAACTACATCTTCGAGCAGTCACTTGAAAGTGAGGAAATCCTTGAGAATGATTTCAGCACTTATGATGCATCGAAGAATGACAGAATGTTGAAATTGATCATCTTTTTCTATCGCCTGTGTGGGTTTCCAAACCACGTTCTTGAACGCATGCAACTCGATCGTAAGTGGATAATCGTGAGAGGACCGTTCGGCCTCAAGTACATCGCCAAGTGCTTCGGCGCCAGTGGCAGAAGTGAAACCCTCGGGGGGAACTCCGTGGGTAACTTCACCGTGATGTACCACGTCTTCAAGAAACTCCTAAGAGCTATGATAGTCAAAGGAGATGATTCTGTACTATTCCTCCTAAGAGCCTTGACTAACCTAGAGTTAAAAGAGGCGGAGGATTGTATTGCTCGTCTAGGACTTAACTGCAAACTTAAGAGATCCAACATTTCGAATGTTGAGTTTTGTTCGTCTTATGTAATCCCTCACAAAGAAGGACATGTTCTTATTCCAAAACCTGGAAAGATCTTGGCTAAAACATTCTGGTGCAAAAACACCAATTATAAACTGAGCCAACAGAAAGAACAGTTCGCTGGGATACTAAATGGAATGAAAAACACCCTCTTCAACTTTCCCATATTTAGGAAGCTCTACCAAACTTCAACCTACCGACAGCATTTCGATGCTGATCCACTCATCAACCCTTACAATGAATACGCTTCAGACATGGTTGAATATGATGAACCGGCTGTCATCGAGTGGTTCTATCACCTCTATGGCCTGGACAGTCAGGACATCTATAACATCGAAGCAACGATCGATGATAGTTGGCCCATAGAACTCAAAGGTAGCGAAGTCGAAGCTATACTAACTAAGGAC